TGCCGATTCAAGTCGACATCGAAGAGTCGCCGACGCGCCGGCTCCTGGCGCACGGGCCGGCCGGCATCGCGAAGAGCTACGGCGGCCGGTGGATGCTCTACCGGATGTGCCTAAAGTTCGAGGGCATTCAGTGTCTCTTGCTCCGTTGCACGCTCGAGCAACTCCGCAAGAATCACCTGAAGTTCATCGACGCCGAGATTCGACAGATCGTCGGGCCGGTCGAGGACAAGATCGCCGCAAAGGAAATCAAATACACGAAGCAACCGGATCAGGTCGTGTTGTTTGAAAAGATGGGCTCTTCGATCACGATGGGCTACTGCGACAACGAGGGCCAGGTCGGACAGTGGAAGGGTCCGGAATTTGATCAAATCCTGTTCGAGCAAGCCGAAGAGTTCATTCCCGAGGCGCTCGAGGTCATCGCCTCTCGAGACCGTTGCTCACCGACCGGCGCGCAAGCGATGACCGCCCTGTTCGGCGAGCGCCGCGGCCGGTGCGTGCTCCTGGCGAACGCGGGCGGGCAAGCCTCGCAATTTCTTGACGACCACTACATCAACCGCAATCCCGATCCGGTCGAGTATCCACACTACCGTCCGGACGAATACGGGGCGCTTGTGGGCGACGTTGAGGACAACCCCTACCTCGAGCCCGGGTATCGACAGAAGACGCTTGGCGGGCTCCGCAAGACCCTGTATGCCCAACTGGCCGAGAACCGGCGCGACGTGTTCGAGGGCCAGTTCTTTCACGACTTTCATCGCGACGTTCACCTGACGCGCACCGAACCATGTTGACGGTCCGCGATCTCCTGACGTCGGGCGACCGGCGCTCGCCGGACGGCCGCTATTGGGAGCCCGCGTTGCCGGACGCGCCGCCGCTCCGCTCGAGGCTCCGCGACGCGTGGGCGGTCCTCACGGGCCGCGCGGCGGCCATCGTGGCGACCAGTCCCATCGACATCCGCCGCGGCGGCGGCCACGAGGAACCATGACCGACGAACCGCGGCCCGATCCGATGGATTGGTGCAAGTGCGGGCATACCCGTAGCTGGCACACCGACAACCCCAAGCTCCCGTGTCTCGGGAGCGGCGAAGTGTCGATCCAATGCGAGTGCAAGGGGTTCGTGCTCGAGCCACCTGGCGAAGCGCCGGCCGCCGACGACCAATGACCAAAACTCCGATCCGGTGGGGCGGCGGGATGTATTGGACATCGAGCAAACGATCCTGGCTCGGTCTGTTCGCCTCGCTTCGCGACGGCCGGATCTTGTTGCGGCATGAACTGACGTGGGAACACACGCCGCCCGAAGATGCCGCGGAAGAGATTCTGAAGTTCTACCGCGCGCACGACATCGAGAATTGCACCGTCGTTGCGAATGCCGCGTTGTGGCCCGATGAAAAAACGCGCTACGGGTTCACGGTCGCCGAGTCCTTTCAACGCGCCGGTGTGTCCATGCGCCGCGGCTCCGAAGATCGGGTCAACGGTTTGGCGCGCATTCACTCGTTGCTCGCGGTGCGGAAATGGAAAATCCTCGAGGGCGACACCGAGACCGAGGTCGTGTCGCCGGCCTTGTTGATTCACGAAGACTGCCGCGTCATCGCGCGGATCTTTCCGGCCGTCATGGAAGACGAAAGCAATCCCGATGACATCCGGAAGTTGCCACAATACAATCCGATTCTCGGTTTGATGGCCTACGCGATGAGCCGGCCGCTCCCGACGCCAACGGCCAAGCGCGAGCTTCCGCCTGATGCCATCGGGCATTGGGTCAACGAGATTCGCGCGAAGTTGCCGCGGGGCACGCGCGACGATCCGGCGAGTCGAGTCCGCGGATGAGGGTGAGAACCATGATCGCGTTCAAGATCAAGCCAGGGCGCACGATTCAGTATTTCGGCTTGCCCGTGGAAGTCGTCAAGCTGACCCCGGGCGGCGTGCTCGTGCAAGCGGACGACTCGACCGTCGAAGAGATTTACCGACGCGAGGCCGCCGCGCCGCCGCTCGAGACGCCGGCTCCCGAGCCGATGCCGATGCCGGCGACGGCCACGGACACCGGCAGCGTATAATTTCCCCGCGCCCGAGGACGTTTCCCCAACGTCCGCGGCGCGCGGTGTTTCGGACCATGCGAGTGTTGCCGGTTGTGGGCCGGCCGCGCTCCGAAGGATCGCCGCGTGCCGAGCCCACAAGACGCCGCCCCGAACGACGCCATTCTGCCGTTGCCGAAAGATGGCGAGCTTGGCTCCGCGCAATACTTTCTCGATGAAGTCGACGCCTCAGAAGATCGCCTGAAAGATTTCGTCAAAGAGTGGAAAAAAGACCTGGCGCGGTATGACGGCGAACGCGCCGCGCTCGAGGGCGTCAACAAGGACGACACCGTAAACGTCAACGTCGGCTACTACACGGTTGAGCAAAAGAAACCGCAACTCGTGTTTCAGACGCCGTTCGTGCAGGTCGCACCGAAGGGCAAGGTCGAGACCGAGCGCGCGGCGCTTGTCTATCAAGCCGTGCTCAACGAGCGCATGAGTCGCGACTTCATTGACGCGGAAACCTTGCTCGATGAAATCCTGCACGACAATCTCGTGTCGTCGGGCTACTCGGCGACGAAGATCGGTTACGAGTGCATCAAGAAAACCGTCCTCATGCCGACCGGGCGCATGGTGCCCGATCCGGCCGGCGTGATGACCGAAGCGCCGAACCCTGACGATCCGAACGCGCCGCCCGCGGCGACCGAGGCCATGATTCCGGCGACCGGGCCGGACGGCCAACCCGAGACCGCGCCGACGCCGGTGGTCATTTGGGATGACTACTACTGGCGGCGGTTCTCGCCGGCCGACTTGCGCTTGCCGGCCGGCTTTACCGCGATGCACCGATGCGATGAAGCCCCGTGGATCGGGTGGCGGTTCAACATCGGCGAAGCCGAGCGCGAGGCGCGGAGCGCGATGGGCGCGGGCGGCGGCATCGACTCGGAACTGTCGTTGCTCTCATCGAAAGACCGCGAGGCGCTCGACAAGATCGGGAGCGCCTACGAAATTTTCTACAAGGCGTATCTCTACGATGAGAACGAAATCAACCCCGAGAAGATCCGGCAACTGATCATCCTGGCGTCGGACGTCCGCGGGCGCGAGCGCGACGCCCGCGTGCTCGTGCATCGGGACAGCCCGTATCAGCGGTTCGATGAGCACGGCGAGTTTGTCGCCGGCATGAAGGGCTACCCGGTGCATGTCCTGACGACACGCATCAAGCCCGACGTCTACACGCCGCTCTCGGATTGCCGCGTGCTCCGCGACGTGTCCGATGAGAAGTCGATGGGGCGCTCGCTGATGGTGCAACAGCGCAAGCGCAATCTGCCGCTCCGCGCGGTCGACAAGACGCGCATCTCGGCGGAAGACATAAAGCGCCTCGAGACCGGGCAGATCCAATCGATCATCCTGACGGACGGGCCGGCCAACGAAATCATTCAAGCGGTCGAACGCTCGACGTTCCCGGTCGAAAATTTCACGTTCGATTCTGTCGCGCAACAGGACGTCGACCGACTCGCCGCATCCGGCGCGAACCAACAAGCCTTGCAGACCGAGAACGTCGGCACGGCGACCGAGGCGTCGATCATCGCGCGCTCGAGCGAGACGCAACAGGCCAAGCAACGCAACCGCCTCTTGAACTCCTGGCTCGCCGGTGTCGAGAAGCTCGGGAGCCTGATTCAGCTTTACGCGGACCGGAAATCGCTGATCAAGTTCACCGACGAATCGGGCGTCACGGCCTTTACCGAGTGGGACAAGAATTCGATTCAAGGTCGGTTCGCGTTCGATCTGAAACCCGACTCATCGGTCCGCACGAACGCCGCCGAAGAGCGCACCGAATACCTGAAACTGTTCAACCTCTTGATGAACTACCCGGGCGCGAACAAGACCGAGCTTTACAAGCGGGTCATCACGAAATGGAACGAAGATCCCTCGAAATTGACGATCCCTGACGACCAACAAGAAAAGCCCGCGCCGCCGCCGCCCGACAAGCCGAAAGTCAGCATCGCCATCAAAGGCGAGGATCTCGATCCGCTCGCGCCGCAATACGCGAACGTCAAAGCCATCCTTGAGTCGCAAGGGCTCATGGTGCCGCTCGAGGCGCAAGCGCCGGCCGAGCCCGAGACGATCAACGCGGGCACACCGGGCGAACCTGTCGACAAGCACGCCGCGGCTCTGACCGGCAAGATGTCAGGGCCAGGGCCATCGGTGCCCGCGGTCCCGGGCGTGCAATAACCGGGGAGAACCGACAATGGATCTGATCGTTCTCGTGTTTGTCGTCGCGTTGATCGGGTTCTTGGTGTGGCTCGTGACGACGAAAATTCCAATGCCGCCGTTGTGGGCGACGACGATTCAAGTCCTGGCGCTCGTGGTGATCGTGCTCTACATCCTCTCGCGCTTTATCGCGCTCCCGAACGTGCTCACGCGTTGATGTCTCGCAAGCCG